AATACTATTTCAGGCCCTATTATTACACCATTACCGGCAAGAATTTGACTGTCTCCGATCTGAAAAAATGTAGTATTTTTATCTATATTTAACATACCTTCATCGTTAATAAATAAGGCATCACCTTTTTTAAATGTGTATCCTACTGCAAATATCTTGCATTCAAGTCTGTTGTAAAGTTCTGCTTTTCTAAATTTAGAGTTTTCTGATATGTTACAATTATAAACTTTTTTGAGTTGTGAATTAATCATTATTGCTTTCATATCTTGCCTCCATATTTTGAGTTTTAGCACTCGGACACATTTACAGATTTACTTAATTTTGGAAACTACCGGAGCCTATCCCGGATATGGCATGTATTTAATATTGTGGTTTAAATTCAATATGTTCAGCTATTATTTTAATTTTTGATTTAGATGTACCTTCAGAAATCCATTTATCTTGGGCTATTCTGCCTACAATTCTTACTCCACGTCCTTTAGCAAGATATTTGTTACAATTATCTGCAAGTCCACTCCATGTTTCAATATCAATAAATGTAGTATCTTGTACTTGTTCTCCATTTTTCTTAAAATATCGATTTGACGCGACTGAGAAATGGCATACAGATGTACCGGATTTAGTAACATTCAATGATGGTTCTGCTGTTAAATTTCCTTCTAAAAGAACTGAATTTAATTGGTTCATAATGGTCTCCTCTATAGCAATATTTATTTCTTTTCTGATGTTTTTGTAAGTCTAAAACATCAAATGACATATCAAGATACTGATTCTCTTCAATATAAGGATCAGATTCATTTTCAAAATGGTATTTTCCATCATTTAACATATATTTTCCTTATTGGAGCAAAAAAATAGAACCTCCTCTTTCGAGGAGGTATTTGGCTAATTGACCTTGTATTTGTCCATTAGTTGAGGATCGATGTATTCGTTCCATTGCCAGATTGGAAAAGGTCTTTCAATTGCTTCGCTGTATCCATAATCGATTCCTAATGAAGGTGTGAAACTTGTATCTCTATCAGGTGGTATAAAATCGATAGGGTGTAAATCAGTTCCGATTTCATCAGTAATTTCAAAAGGCTTGAAATCGTACATTGAAATGATTTGCCAGAAGTTTACATCTTTTTCTGACATAATGTATTTGTTTTTATACGTTAAATGCCAGATACCAGAATGTGAAAGTTTATATCCATCAGCATAATAGTTTCTGATAGCTTTAAACTTGACTAACTGACCTACGGGTTTGTTCCGTAGGTCTTCGGCTATTTCGAAGCGGTTCACAGGTTATTTACCATTACAACATGGTACATTGTAAACCAGTGTGAAGGAAACCTGCATTTCCCAGTTTCGGGTGAGAAGGTTGATTTGTATTTTCCTGTTGAATCAAGAAGTTTAAGACAATACTTATCATCGTCTCCAATAAGAGTAATTGAATCAGCTTCATCGGGAGTTAGATTAGCAAGTTTTGAAGTACCTTTTGCAACATCAGCAAATACATCAAAATCAAGTTCAAAGTGTTTAGCGGTTAGTTTTACAAAACCGTAGAAATTACGATTGAAGACAGTCTTGATTTGTTCCGGCATACTTGCGTCTCTTGCAAGGAATTCGAGTTGTTCCATGGCTTCCTCATAAGTATTATAATCTTCCGGATTAAAGATAGTTGTGATTTTTGATACTTCGGCTTTCTGCAATTCTTCTCTGTTCATAATGTTCTCCTATAGCAATATGTAATAAGTCTCTCATACGAGAGACTTGTTTTTAAAGTGAATCATATAAATCTGAAATACACTGTCTACATTCGTCAGTGTCACCGATGATAAGATCGGTTTCTCTAAGTATTTCAGAAATAGAAAAGTAATTCTTATTGAATACAATCTCTAATCCCGATTCTACTTCTGTACAGATTACAGATTCTCTTTCTCTGTCATAATGTGTTGTCATTTTCATATAATGTCTCCTGTTTGTTCGTACTGCCTCTTTGTCGAGGTGTGAATAATCCCACAGCATGTGTTGAGCCTGAGTTGTCAAGGGGTCGAGGCAGTGAAGAGACTGGTATTTAAAGCATATATGTCGAGATGCAGAAGAAAGAAAATAAATAAATTGATTTTTTCCCTATTTGAACACTAATTTATTTATTTTGTTTCTGGCTAGCCCCTTGACAACGAAGGTGACCATGCCATAATTAAAAGACCGCGACGACTAGATTAATCCCTGGTAACGGGGAAAAGTAAGATGCCTGCTGTTTAGGTTTAAAATGACATAGTGCTATATAAGTTATTTTGGAGTGATTTATCAGTAAGTTTAGCAAGTATTTTAAGCTTAGAATTATTATAACCCGGACCATATTTCTTTATAGAACGTTTAATTGCTTTGATCTGTCGTGATTTATTGCATTTGTTTTTCATTGTAGTTCCTTATATTTTGCATGAGTAACCATATCTATTTTTGATTACATTTGTTGCATTATTATGACTCTCACTAAATGTCCAGAGAGTATGAAAATTATGCAATACAGTCTGAATTAAATGTAACGCTTCTGCGCGGTTACAATCCAATGTTTTAATATATTCACCATTATGATAGAAATTATACATAGAATCTCCTTACTTAGTTATTTTATAAGTTACTATACAGATGATTAGTACTATTGTTGACAAAATTATTCTTACTACATTTACAAAAATATTCATATTACCTCCTATATCGATATATTATAGAGTATCAAATATCTCCATTATCACCAAACAGGGCGCAAAAACGCAACTACTTGCGTTTTTGGGGTTACAATGTAGATATAGAAACACAAATACATACTATCATACTCAATATCACTCTATTCACACCACAAAGTTATGTAAAATTGATAAAAATGGTTGAAAAACACGATATTATACAGCGTATGGAAGAAATATATTGTAAGAAATCCAATCCGGGGTTATACTGGGCATATGGACAATACACATTATATAAGAAGAAGAAAGATAACTGTTGCAGAAATGTCAGATCGAATAGCTCACATTATCGAATTACTTGCAAGGTCTTTTAAACGTATGCAAATACATGAAGATCCTACTGTTAAAGGCTGGAAGATGGCTCAATCGAGTATTGATAATTATATCAAAAAAGCACGTGAGGAGATTTCTAGGTACAGTAGACAGGCTAAAACGGAACATTTGGCTAAGAATGTGTTAGGACTAAACTACTTATATAAGATAGCAATTGAGAGCAAAGATTATCGTTTAGCCCTTGATATAATCAAGGAACAGAACAGGTTAATGAAGCTTGATGATACATATGCGAGGACACAAAGTGATGAGAAAGCAACTACTTCACCTCAAGATGTGCGTGATATGTTAGATAAGATCACAATAGTCAACGAACCGGAGTCTTAGAACGAATAGGTGAGAGCTGACAGGCTGATATTGGGTGTTTAAAAAGAACTATAAACCCCGTAAAAATCAAGCCTAATGCTATTGTAATGGAGATGAGAGGAGTTAATCTTGAGTATATACAGAAAGTTCCAAATCTATATGAATAAAAGGCACCCTGCACCCTCCCCCTTGAAAAAAGCTCACAATGGTAAGACTTCTCCTAATCACGACTCTGAAAATTTTACAAACAAAATAACACTAATAGAATTGAGTAAAGAAATATCACCGGGTTGGGAAAAGATATTAAAATTAACAATGGAGAGAGAATGAATATAGTGGTGTTGATAGTAGGGATTATGATATGCCTCGGATTTAAAATTTTCTTTAAAATTTTATATAGGAGACTTGGGAAAAATTTTCCAGAATCAAAATCTATAGATTTGGTGGATAAGGATTACTTTATGGAAAGAATAAGAATTATAGGTGAAGAAAGGAATGAATTATTAGAAGAGATAGAATGGAAAAAGGTCTAAAAAAAATTTTCTATAGAATTTAAAAAACGCAAGTAGTTGCGTTTTTGGGAGAAAGGATGAATGAGAAATATTTAGTTGAAAATGAATTACATTTTAGAATAGGTCATAATATAGATAAGCATTATTTAAAAGCAATGGAGAATTCTGGGGAAGATCCTGAGACGGTTATAAACAGAGATGCCAAAGTCTATTTTGAAGCTGCTGTTGGTGAACTATATAATAAAAAAGAAAATTATAAAACGCGGGCTGAAGATAAAGAGTTTATAATGGATCGGTACGATCTCTTCGTATTCTCAAAGGAAGACTTGGAGATGTTTATTTACAATGAAAATAGAGCTTATGTTAGAAGGCTTATAGACCAGGGGGATTTATGAAAAATATTTTTTTGCCAATAGGCAATTATTTTAAAGAACTGTTTCGGGCCCTGGGGTTCATAAATAAAATGGGAATAACCAGAGAGGAGGCGGAAGAGAAAGTAATGAAGGTGTATAATGCAATGCCGAGACAGACAAGAAGAAAAATGTATCGGAAACTTAAGAAACAAATAGAAAGGAGAAAAGGATGAAATCATTAGGCAACACAGATCAGAATGGCGCAAGGAAAAATGTAAAGGATATTGTAATTTTTGGAGAAGATTTATTTAAACTTCTGTCAAAAGCAAGTTCCGAAAAAGAAGGGTGGATGAAATCCACAAAGGCAATGGAAGTTCCTGGAGGTTGTGTTATTCAGGTAACTACGCAGCAATGGGACCAGGTTGCAGAAGCAGTTTGCTTTGTTCCTGGAGTAATGATTCGGGAGAATGGAACCAAAAGAGATTTAGTGGGTTTAGGTACGAAATATGTTTAAAGAATATAGAAGGACAGCCATTGCAGAGATGATGCCATGGCAAGAGGGATTTGATATGAAAAATATATCAGTTTCTGAAGAGGATAAAAGGCTGGATCACCTAAAGACGGTGATATGATTGCCAGAAATCCGAAAAATCACAATGATAAGTGGCTTGTCGCAAAACAGTATTTTGAAGATAATTTCGAGGAGAAAAAATGAGAGCAAGATTTTTAAAGAAATGTAAGTGTAAAGATGATGGGTATGTAAAATTACAAGAGGCAGAGACTACTGACAGAATACGATATTTCGAACTGACAGTAAATTGCCGGGAGTGTGGGAAACCATTTAAAGAGATTACTCCAAAGGGCCATTTCAGAGGTAAGGTCCTTTTTACAGACGCAAAACCTAAGGAAAAGAGGAGGAAAAAAAAGAAAACAAAAAAAAATCCGAAAGAAATCATATATGAAGATAAGGATTTAGTTATCAGTGTCGATCCTGCAGTTCCGGAAAAAGACCGAGTGGTTGCCCGAAGCAAGGAAAACTTTGTAAAGGGAATGGCCAGAAAACAGGGAAAGATAAAAGAGACAAAAGATCTAAGTGGAGTGACTTTTGACAAGGATCGAAACTAATAAATTTTATGATAAAATTCTGCAAGAAGCTTCGGCCCTGGATGTAAAGTATAACACAGGGAACGAAGCTTTAAGGCAAGCAATGAGAAAACTGGTACTAACGGATCGCTTTTACCTTGGTACCCGTGTTCTTGGCCGTGTAGATGCAGATAACGATTGGGTTTATAAACAATGCCGAATGGTTGAAGCTGAGCCTGATGGATGTTTGGATTTATGGGCTCGTGAACATTATAAAAGTACAATCATATCTTTCTGGGGATCTATACAGGAGATTTGTTTGGATCCGGAAATAACAATTGTAATATTCTCATTTAACAGACCTATAGCAAGAGCTTTTCTTAAAATGATAATGAAAGAGATTGAAGATAATGAAACATTGAAATGGTTATTTTCGGAAATCTTCTGGTCTAACCCGAAAAAGGATTCCAGGAAGTACGGATTTAGTTGGTCAGCACAGGAAGGAATTTGTGTTAAAAGAAAAACGAACCCGAATGAGCAGACTCTTGAGGCTTGGGGCCTTATTGATGCTCAGCCAACATCCAAACATTTCATGTTACGTATTTATAATGATGTTGTAACAGACAAGACTTGTCTAACGCAAACAATGAGAACAAAGGCTACCGATGGGTGGAAACTTTCTCAGAATTTAGGTCGTACAAGGTGGGATGATGATGCCCCTGGCCGTATGTGGCACGAAGGTACAATCTATCATATGTACGACACATATAATCATATAAGGAATTCTGGAGAAGTTAAAGTAAGATTATTCCCGGCTACAGAAGATGGGACATTACTCGGTAAGCCTGTATTTATGACAAATAAAATGCTTGCTGCAAAGTATAAAACAATGGGTCCTTATATCTTTGCTTCTCAAATGTTAATGGATCCACTACAGGAAAATAAACAGGGGTTCAAAGAAGAATGGATTCAATATTGGCCGGGAGTAATATTTAAAGGTCTTAATATTATGATTATATGTGATCCAGCTTCAAAGAAAGGGAAGAAAAATGATTATACTGTTTTCTTTGTTATTGGTCTTGGTCCTGACAGGAATTACTATGTTATTGATTTTATTAGGGATAAGTTATCACTTACGGAACGTGCCACTACGCTATTTCGATTGCACCAAAAATATGATCCGGTATTTACTGGGTATGAAGAAGTTGCAATACAATCAGACCGTGAACATTTTGAGTACGTTATGGAACAAAACAACTATCGGTTCCATATTACGCCAATGCACGAAGGGACAAATAAACAGGCAAGGATTCTTTCATTAGTTCCGATGTTTGAACAGGGTAGAATATTCTTCCCAGAACATTTGTATTACACAAATTACGAAGAAATGAATATTGATCTTATAAAAACCTTTAAAGAAGAAGAATATACGATATTCCCATTTGTTGAGCATGATGATATGCTCGATTGCCTTGCAAAAATAAATCATAAAGATATATTTATTCCATTTCCGGAAGGAAGTGAAATTAGTTTATTCACAGGGAAAAAAGAAGAATACGATAAGGACGAGGAGGAATATGATGTCTTCGCAATCTAGGGTATTACTACCTATTGGTGAAAAAATTAAAGAAATTAAGAATTTAGATGCAAGAAGAATATTAAGAAGTACTGAAGAATATTTGACACCATTATCATTGAGGGTTATTGTAGACTATATAATATTATTGGAGGGAGAAAATGGCAGATAGATTACTCGAATTGTTGGCGAAATGGATACCGGAAGTAGCAAACGGAATAGCTGATGGTACTTTAACAGCACTTACTGGTAAGAATTCTGATGAAGTGGCTGATAGTTTAAAAACTTTTATCGAAAGTGATAATTGGAAGCGACCTGAAAGGCAAGGGTCTTCTTCTGAGACAAAAAATATAACTTCCCCGGTAGCAGGAGAAGAAAAAAAACTAAGTGCACCTAATACCTTTGCATCTGATTCTGGTACATTAAGTCCGGGAGAACAGAAAGTTAGTAAAACTCCTGAAACGTTTGCGGGTCAAAAGACGAATATGTGGACGGGTAAAACAACCGATATGTCTGAATCAGAGAATAAACTTGTTAATAGTTTTCTTGGGGCTGATGGAAAAATGTTATCGAAGGATCAGGTAATGGCCTTTCCGGATCCGGAAAAAGAAAAAATGCTTTTTGATTTAACTGGAAAAAAACCCGGAGCTAGTGGAGTGGATCTTGATCTTTCAAGATTGCTTTACAAGGCTACGAATTTATATGAAAAAAATGTTAGGAGGTAGTCATGTCCGAGTTAGACGCTCTAAATAAGAGATATGAAGCTCTTGAAGAAGAGAACAGGAAACAACATCAAATCTGGACTGATATTGCAAAACATTTTAACCCATCTTTATCTCTTATGTTTGATAAGGATAATACAGAAGAAGAAGAGTATGCAAAAGATATCTATATCCAAACCGGGATAGAATCAGCAAATACAATGGCAGATGGTATTGTAGGTAATATGATTTCAAAAAGCACTCCTTGGGTAGGAATGTATGCTCTTGATCCTGATGTTAATAAAAAGAAATCAATCCAGGAATTTTTTCAGAAAGTAAATTTTGGAATTCTTTCAGCGCTTTCAAGAAGTAATTTTTACAACATAATCCCATCTTACACGAAAATGGGTATAACAATAGCAACAGCGACAATGTTTGTTGAAGAGGACATCAATTCAACAAATGTCGTATTCAGTATGAAACATCCGAAAGAAATTTTCATAGATCATGATTGGTATGGGAATGTAGACACTATTTATCGAAGAATAAGGGTTGGAGCTGCTGCTGCAGCAAATTATTTTATAAAAGAAAAGGGTAGGTTGTCTAAAGAGTTACTTAAAAAAGCAGAAGAAAATCCTTATGAACTTGTGGATATAAGACATGCAATGTTTCCAGCAAAAGATGAATGGTTCAAATTTCCGGGAGTTAATGGATCTACTGCTTCTGTTTATTGGCAACCTAATGAAAAGGATGTTATAAGAGTTGGTGGATTTGATCATTTCCCGGGTGTATCTTGGAGATATAGGCTTGAAGGTCTTGAGAAATATGGTAGAGGTCCATCACATGATGCCCTTCCTTCTATGCGTGGAGGAAATGTTGTAAGAAAGACACTATTGCAAACAGGACAAATGGCAGGTGATCCACCTTTAAATATCCCGGAAGAATTTAAAAACAAAGTCCGGAACAAACCAAGGGGAGCTAACTATTATAGAGACCCTGGCCGTGTAACTTCCCAATGGAAGGTAAATACGCATTTTCCAATAACATTAGAAATGCAGGAAATGATTAAGAAAGAAATCCAGGCACCATTCTATATTGATTATTGGAAACTTCTCTCACAATTAACTCAAAGAATGACAGCGATGGAAGTATCAGAGAGAAGAGGGGAAAAAGCTACATTAATATCTACACCTATAGCAAAATATGAATCTGAGGCTTTGGATAATATGCTTTATAAAGTATACCTGATCGAAGAAAAAAATGGGAGAATGCCTGAAGTTCCAAATGAATTAACTGGTGATGTAGGATGGGAATATAATGGTCTCCTTGCACAAATGCAGAAAAGATCGTTATTGAATGATGGTATAAGGTCAACTTTAAATGATCTTGAAAGGATCATGCCTATGGCTCCAGCTGTCGGGAGAGTATTTAACTGGCCTAATGCAATGAGGGATATGGCACTTAATAATGGATTCCCTGCAGTTAATTTATTTAGTGAACAGGAAGTTGAACAGCAGATGGCTGCAGAGGCTGAGGCTGCAGCAAAGCAAAAAGGAGTTGATCAGATAGAACAGTTGGGAAAAGCTGCTCCAGGATTAAATCAACCGCTCAATCCAGATGGGATGATGGCAAAAGTATGAGAAGTTGGCACCTAAAAAGACAGTTATCAGAAGAAGATGAGCAATTCCTTCAATCTGATTTTATAGAAGTATTTTCAAAACCAATAGGTCAAAGAGTTTTAACAAAAATTCTTACTGATTTGCATTTTTTTAGTAGGTCTGAAACAGAAGAAGAGGTTGCTTTAAATAATTATGCGAAGCAACTTATGTCTTATTTTGGAGAATGGGATGTAGGCTCAGAAGAGCTTATAGTATCAAAATTAATAGGGAGATAAAAGAAATGATGCCACTTGAAACCGGACAGGGAGTACCAGGAGCAGGAGAAGGGACAGGAGCAGGAGAAGGAGCAGGAGCAGGAGCAGGAGAAACAGTTGAGTATCCAAAATGGATGGCTCAAAACGCAGGGGATAATAAAACAAATGAACGTCTTTCACAGTTTGGGACTATTGATGAAGTATCAAATGCCTATTTGAAAACAGCTGATGAACTTTCAGAATTCAAAAAAGGAAAGACTTTTATACCAGGAGAAAATGCTACTGATGAAGAAAAAAGAGCCTATTTAACATCATTAGGAGTACCAATTGATGCAAATAGTTATAAAAAAGTTGACAGCAAGCTACCTGATGGTATAGGCTATACAGAAGAAGAGGCTGCATCTTTTAGGGAAATGGCTTTTAAAAACAATTGGACGGATAAGCAGTTTGCCGAACAACGGGCATGGGAAGAGCAAGCAACTCTTTCCAGGATAGAAAAAAATGCTAATGCTGCAGCTGAAGCTAAAGCAGAGATGCAAAAGCATTTTCAGAAAGAATGGGGTAGCGATTATAATGCTAATATGAACCTCATGAGTAAAGGTGTTAAGGGGTTTGGTGGTGATGCCTTTTTAGAAAAATTGGGACTTGCCGGTAATTTACCGGAAGTAATAAACTTTCTCGTTGAGAAAGGTCGTTCCGAAGCGGACGACACATTGTTGGATGGCCAATTCCAAGAGAAGAAGGAAACGACTCCTCCTGGACAAATAAAATATCCATCAATGAAAGGTTTGTAAGACCGGACATATACATTTCAATAACCAGCAGGAAGTTGGATTGATATCAATGGAATTGCTCTAAAAAAAAATTAGGAGTAATTATGGCAACTATTGTATCGTTGAATCCAACTCTGTTGGATTTAATCAAACAGCTTCATGATGATGAATTCCTTCCAGTAATCGATACCCTTGTAGAAGAATTTGAGGCGCTCGAAGACATGGTATGGGTTCAGGCTAATGGCTTAACTACACATACTTATTTGCAGACACTTAATCAGCCACAAGGTACATGGACTGGAATTAATGATGACGTTCCTGACGAAAGAGCCCAGTTTAAAGAACTGGAAGAGGAAATTGCTATGCTTGAGGCTTATTCCTCAGTAGACGATAGACTCGTTAGGATCTCGAAAAACAAACAAAGGCTAAGATCTAATCAGGATGGTCAGTTTATAGCTGGTCTTGGGAAGAGTTTTGCTTCTGCTTTTGTCAATGAATTTACCGATGGTAAAAGTTTTGTTGGTTTAAGGGGGAGGCTCAATAGTCTTTCACAGGATATGGTTTATGACGGAGGCAGTACTGGTGATAGAACTTCATTGATGTTTATGCAGTGGGGTGAAACGAAATGCCATATGATTTATCCACCTGAATGGAAGCATGGTCTAAATAAAGAAGACCTTGGTAAAAAACTCATTACAAGTACTGCAGGTAAAAAACAGATGTGGGTTTCACATTATGAACTTGCTGCTGGTATGTGCATAAATAATGAAAAAAATTATGCTCGTATAGCCAATATTAACCCGGCGGAAGATATTGAAACAAGCGGAGTTGATGATCTTATTATTACAGCTTTAAACAAAATGCCGGGAAGAGGCAAGGGTGTTGTAATATATGCTGACACTTCTTTGCTTACACAGTTTGATATTGCTGTTAAAGATAAAGTAAATGTCAATCTAAGTGTTACTGAAGCATTCGGACGACCTATAACTTCATTCCTTAGTCACCCAATCAAACTCGTAGATAAAATTGGGGTAAATGAGAACGAAGTAACCTAAGGAGGATATACATGCTATTTGATAGAAAAGTAATGTTTTGTGATGATGAAGCAATCGTTGCAAACGGTGATGTTGGGGATGTTATTAACCTTAATGATCCTAATCTGGATCTCCATATAGGGGAACAGGCATTTATTGGTATAGTTGTCACTGAAGCTTTGGTTGCTACTGGTACTGGAGTAGTATTTACCATTAAAACTGAAGCTACAGAGGGCGGATCTTTTGATAACAACCTTATAGTATCAAGGGAATATTTGAAAGCTGAATTTATACCTGGAGCTGAGTTTAAATTACCTATCCCTGATGGCTGTGAGCAGTTTATTAAAATAACTTCAGTCGTCGATACACCTACAGCTGGTAAAATGACAGCTGGTTTTGTAGGCTAAATCACATGGGGGAGCAGGTCTACCTGTTCCCCCGTTTTTTTGAAAAACGCAAGTAGTTGCGTTTTTGGAGAAATCATGGCAAATGAATTAGAAATTAAAAACATGGCAATTCTACTTGTAGGGGAATTGCCTCTTTCAGACCCAGATGAACAGAATAAAGTATCTACAGCAGCAGACACCTTTTTTAAACAATGCCTTGAATCTGCATTATCAGAACACAATTGGACTTTTGCAAGAAAGAGGGCGACATTATCTGCAGATATAAATGAACCAGCCTTTGGGTATAGTACAAGATTTGCAATCCCTGCAGATTATAATCATATCGTTATAGAAGATACTGATGAAGAAATAGACTTCCGGGAAGAAAGCGGATACTTATATTATAATGGAGAGACAATGAATATTGTTTATATCTCTAATACAGTCGAACTTAGATTATTAAAACCGAAATTTGTTGATGCTTTGGCTGAACTTTTAGCCTCTAAAATAACTTATGTAATGACTTCTTCTGAAAAGATGATGGTAACTCGTGAACAATTATATGAGAAAAGATTGCAAAAAGCTAAAGGTCAGGATAGTGAAGGTATTGGTCTTATTCAGGATAGTGATAGTTGGGACGAGGACAGATAATGGAAGATTACCAGATATCATCTTTTAGCTCCGGGGAATTAACACCAAGAGCAAGTGGGAGAATGGATACACCAGCTTATTTGAGTGGAGCGAAAAGTATTCACAATGGTATAGTTCTTCCCCAAGGTGGAGTTACGCGAAGACCTGGTTCGGAAAAACTTGATCAGGTTTCCGGGAGACTGATTGATTTTGAGGGAAATGATGTAGTTGGGTATGTTCTTGCAATTACAACAACAGAAATTAATATTTACTTAGAAGGTATTTTATTTGACACAGTTGCTGTTACCTGGACACAGGCTCAAATAGATTTATTAGATTATGCGATATCAGGGAATATAATGTTCTTTACTGTTCAGGGGGCTAAAACAAAACTACTTACATATATAACTGGTATTTCATTTTCTATTGCTGATTATAATCCAACCTATGTTAATTGCGGAGATTATGATAATCAAGATCTTGCTGGTGCTGATCTGAATAATTGTGCAGGATCTGTTACATTTTACGAAGATCGTGCCGTTTTTGCAGGGTCTATAAATCATCCAACACATATATGGGGGACAGAAGTTGGTGCATATGATAGTTTTTTACAAACAGATCCATTAAATGATAATGATTCTTACGAATTTAAAATAGCAGATAGAATAAGTCCTAAAATAGAATGGATAGTTGGTGCCAGGGGTATTTTTTGTGGTACAAATAGAGGAGTTTATAGCATATCTGACAGCGTATCAATCTTGACTCCAACAAGATCTTCAATCCCGAGGAAAAATTCATCTTATCCTGTAGGAAATACAACAGGAATACAACTTGGTGGGGAATTATTCTATATACAAAAAGGTAAAAGAAAAGTAAGAATGGCTGGTTATGATAGAGATAAGGATATTTATCTTACTCCTGACATAACAAATCCAGCAGAACATATTACAAAAGGGTTAATTAAAGAAATAGCAGTTCAGACTCTTCCAGAAACTATTTTCTGGGCTGTTTTAGAAAATGGAGAGCTAATTACATTTTCATACAATATGGAAAATAAAGTAAATGCTTGGTCAAGACATACTACAAATGGACTTTATAAGTCTATATGTATCGTAAGAGAGGGAGAAACCGAAGTTGTTTATACTATAGTTGAACGAGACTCTATCGATTATTTAGAAAGATTCTATCCAATAGATTTTGATAATCTTGAATATAAATATGTTGATAGTTCGGTTGAAATAGAATTTGCGCCAGCTACAGATATTATATCGATTACTGATGGAGCTAATATAGTTGTAGAATCAACAACTCATGGATTGCTAACAGGTGATTTTCTAAAAATAATGGATACTGGAAACGAAGATTTTGATTATGGTATTTTTGGTGTTGAAAAACTTACTAATGATACATTCAATCTACTTGATGAAATCACAGGGCAGAAACCAGTTATTACTTCTTTCTCTGAGATTACAAAAGGGACAATCCAGAAAGCAGATAATGTTATTACAGGGTTAGACCATCTTGATGGTAAGGATGTATTCGTTATGAGTGGGCCAACACCTGTGGGTCCTGAAACGGTTGTTTCAAATGGAATAATAGTTGAAGGCAGGAAAACAGAATTCACAGTTGGATATAATTATTATTCAGACATAATCCCAATGAATCTTGCTCTTGGTAAGAATAAAAGGAAAAGGAATATCCATGTTACTGTTGAAGTTTTGGATTCCCTTGGGGGGAAAAGTGGAAAAGATGAAGACCATCTCAATCCTTTTGTATATGAAAAAACAATAACCATGGATAATCCTCAAGAATTGTTTTCCGGATCCATTAGAATGCCCCATTTAGGAGGGAGTGAGTTTGCCGGAGATATACTTATTAGGCAAGATATCCCCCTTCCCCTTACAGTTTTATCTCTGGCAGTTGAAGTGGAGGTATTTTAATGAATTTTTTATTAGCAGCTTCGTCTTTAACGTCAATAGTAGGTACATTTGCTGGAATGGGTGCTTCTTATGAAAGTGCTAAATTGCAACAATATAATAATGATGTTAATATATTGAATACCAAATTAGGATATACTCAAGCTAAAGAGCAATCTGAAGAAAATAGAGATGCAGCCTTAAGCAATGTAGCAACAATGGGTTTTTCAATGGAGCAATATAAAACCCAGCAAGAAAAATATAAAACAGATTTATTAAAACAGCAATCTTCACTATCCGGAACACAAAAAACTATTCAAGGAGCAACCGGGATTGGTGGTGCTGGAACAAGTAGAAAATTACACCAAGACCTTGTAAATAAAGTAAAAGAATATACTGATATAATTGATTCAAGATTAGTTGTAACCGGGACCTTTGATGAGAATGGTACAAGAATAGTTAAGTCTCAAATGGATCAAATGTTATTAGATCAGGATACGGCAAAAAAACAAGCAGCTGCATATGCTCAAGATGTAATTGATTATACCAATGCTCTTGAAGATTTGGATAATATTGATAAAGGCGAAGAAAGCGATAACATATTTTCTGATATAGGTGATGCAATGTATGATTCAATTACTACTGCAGGCGATGTAATACATGATGCAGCTACTGATATTGGTGATAAAATTTATCATCTTTTCACTTAAATGGAGTTATGAATGGTTTATAATTTAAATAACAGATTAGATGATAAAAGTTCTTTAAGGCCTCAGGAAATAGAGGTTCTAAAAGCGAGACAAAAACCTATTCAAATACGTGAGGCTATAAGGAAGCCAATGGACACAAGGCCTAACTCCCTTGCTCTATTTGCTACAATGTTAAACGGAGTTGCCAATATAGGCAGGACAGTTGCGGGGGTGATGCAGCAGAACAATGCTGCAATAGCTGGAAGAGAATATGATAAGTTTTCTACAAAATTTGATCAGGAAATCGCTTCATTACAGAATGAAGATCTTGCTTCTTTCCCAGAGAAATATGATGGAATACTTAATAGATACAGAGAAAATATTGATAATTTAGAAGTAAGTAAATCAGTTAAAAGACAGATAAAAGCCATGCTTCTTGATAATTCAGAAGACCGTGCTTATAGTTTATTTACTAATACAATAACAGCAAATAAAAATCAATTAATAGAAAGTCATAATATCAGAGTAACGAATGCTATAGAAAATAGAGATAGAACAAAAGTAAATAAAATAATTTACGATAATTCTGTTGGCCCTAACGCGATTTTTAATAAAGCTGGTGCAGCTTTACAAATAGCAAAAGCAAATAAGGCAATTGATTTAGGTATAGCTGAGGATCAACTATATAAAATGCCAATAGAAGAATCGATTGCAGCTCTTGATGACCCAGATTATAAATACAATGTAGTAAAACAGACACCAGTTTTAGATGAAGCAGGTAATCCTTTAATGGAGGGTGGTACTCAAGTTGGTGCTGAATCTGCTTATAGTATAAATGAACCAGGCATGAGTGAAGATAAAGGTAATAGTATTCCTGTAGAAACAGGGATAAATAGAATAATGGAAAATCAGACACCTGTGATGGAAGGTGGCCGGAGTATAGTCTTGAGCCAAAGAGATAGGACTGCTTTGAAGAAACAATTAATAGATGATGATTATCGAACAAGAACAGCAGAATCACAACAATATGGTGAAAATTTTGAGAAACTTATGGAATTTAGAGCAAATGGTGGAGATTTTGATACTTTTAAAACAGAAGTAAGAGATGGGAAATACCCAGGTATTACAGAAAATAATATGAGAGATACTTGGAACAAGTCTGGAGATATTTTTAATGGATACACAGAGGCAGAACAAAAAGCTGTTTTTGATGAATTTTATGATGCAGTTATTAAAGATTATGATGCTCAAAATAATGTTAAACATCCTGAAAAATTAAAAGAATTATTACAGAAATCAAAATTTTCTATGGGTAATGACAATTACCAGAAAGCAGCAAAACTTCTTAAACTTCCAATGCCAACTGGCAAAGTTATAGATCCAGCAAAAGAATATGCAATAGCAGTAGCAGATAGGTTAAAAGATGATTTAGCAATGGAAAAAATAACTGCTCCAGAAGCAAGAATATATGCTGCTAATGCAATTAAGGCAGGAGATATAGGTAATGAAGAATTTAAAAGTGTTATGGATTATGCGAAAGATTTTGAAAATTCAAATATAAAATCTTTAATTAAGTCTTTAGCCACTAGTGGAGAAATGAACAAATTTAAAGATAAAGATGGAAACATAGATATGGCTAAATATGGGATGGCAGTAACTGCGCTCCGAACAATGATAGAAGAAGGGGCTGGTGTTGACTCACCTTTGACTGTTCCACAAATGAATGATAGATATAATAATCTTATAGCAATGTATACAGATAAATCTATCCTTAAAGAATTAGATCAAGTAGAAAAAAATGTCAGAGGTTTTGGGTATAGTAGATTTGAAGGAGATTCTGATAGAGTTATAAAAAGATTGGTTACTGGCCAATTAGCTCCTTTAAGGTATGTTGATCCTGGGAAGTATGAAGAATTTAGTACATATCTAAATGAACAGGCAAAAATTATTGCTAAAAAAGATTTCCCCGGGAAGGAATTATCTGATGTTGTTGAGCTTCATGAAAATTATATGCCGATTTATAGAATTGATGGTAAAAAATATGTATTTGATGTCTCTACGAATGGAAAATCTGTTATATTCACACCTTTCGATAGAGCTCTTGAGAAATATAAAAATCTTGCATATGGAAAACCTGTCGGAACTGTTTTTGAAAATAGTATTCTTACATTTGATGGGTATAAAAATATGGCAGACCTTGTCCCAGTGGAAATACAAGGGAATGAAGGTTATCTGCTAAAAAAAGATGATAATACAGCAGATTACGATTCTCCAGCTTATGTTATGGCAAGGGATGGAAATGGAAACAAGGTTTTTGCTCCAATTTATACTCCATTAAGTGATACTGCAGGAGTTCTGAAAGAACTTGAAAGTATAACAGAAATTCCTAAGACAGAAAAAGAACTTGAGGAAATAAGAATTAGAAATATTGGGGATGAACGGTACGAAGAGTTAAGACGTAATGCTGGACCAAGGAGATTTTAGTGAGTGATTTAATAGATCAGAGAGTATCATTATCTGATTATATCTCAAGTAACAATAAACCTCCGGGGCCTCAAGGCAATACGGTAGAGCTTTCTCGATATGTAGATTCTGCAACAAATCCTATTTATGATCCTTTGAATTATACAAATCCCAATCTAAGAAAGTTTATGAATTCTCCAGTTGCCACAAATAGATTGCAAATTGCAGATGATCGTGATAAGGCTGCTTCTGAATTAGCAACAAGCTATCTGATGGCTCAGGAATTGGGGATAGATGTAAGTAAGGTAATTGAGAATTATCCACAATATTCAAGACATTTTTTTGGTGACAAGTCTCCTGTTTCCAATTGGCAACATATAAAAGATGCCTACACTGAAGGTGAGTACGGGACCAAGATGGATTTACTTGCAACTGAGTATATTAAATCTCCTTATAGCCCGGAAAAAGAAAAAAAATTCCTTGCTGAGTTATCATTGCTTGAGGCCAAAATGCCTCCTAACTATGATGATAGGGGGAATGTTTTAATGAAGGCTGCAACTGGGTCTGCAGCTCAGATATATAGACAAATTAAAAGTGCTGAATATTTAAGTCCAATTCCTGATATTCAAAGAAGATTACGTGAAGTCGAAGATAAGGATGGCTCTTCTATAGCTGGACTTTTAAAGGGAATGAATGATTATATAACTGGATACGATACAGATAAAGACAGAACAGCCTATGTAACAAAATGGCAAGCTACTCTAGGAAGTTTTGCTTTAGGGCAGGGGATTACTCTTGCTACTTCTTTATATTATTCTGAAACCGAAACTGGGAATACATATCTGGCATTATCAAGAATAAAGACTCCAGACACCATAGGGAAAGACGGAGAGCTCATACCGGGGAAAGGGTTGGACGAAGACACCAAGAGAGCTCTTGCACGCATAGCAGGACCGATAAAGGGACTTTCCGAAGCTTATCTTGAAAAGTTTGGAGCTAAATTAATACCCGGTGTAAATAAACTTTTTGGTTCTCCAAAATTCCTTACTAAAGTTATTACTGATTCTGCAGTTAAAATGGGGGTAAAAGGTGCTTTATTAAAGGCTTTACAGTCTGCGGGTCGATTGGAATTTGGTGAAGTCACCACAGAGATATTCCAAGGTGCTATTGATATTTCTGCAAACAATATTACTGTAGGAATTGACGAAAATTCTGATCTTTTTAAAGATGATATTATTGACGCCAAAGAAGCTGCAGCAATCGGTATAGAAACTTTTGTTGAAACATTTTGGACAGTTGCTCCGACTGCTTTTTTTGGTGGTGGTTTTACAGGGATAGTAGATATAATTAATCAGGATAAATATAAAAAAGAAGATATAAAAAATATAATCAATTCGAATGTAGTAATTTCTATGAATAGTGAAAATGGGTTTTCTACTAAAGAAGTCCAGGAACTCGTTAAGAACGATCCCAGGATGTTTAAATATTCAGATAGAGGGATAGAACAGGCAGCAAGTAAAGCTGTTATCTCTGAAGAACTTGGGATTGAATTGGGTAAAGCTCCAGAGTTTACTCTTGAAGCATTCAAAGCTATGGAAGAGCAGAAAAGCCTCGAAGCTTATAAAAAAACTGAACCTGCTTTTGAAGAAGGAACAGAAGAATTCGAGAAGATGTTCACGCAGTGGAAAAAAGATGAAAACGAAAAACTGGATGATGAGTTAAAAGTAAACAATGAAGAATTATATTCTATCTATGAAAAACAACATCTCGGACAAACCAGAGTAGAAATCAAAACAACTATAGATGCAAATGGGGAGAAACATTATGAAGAAATAAAGGTTCCTGTAGAGCCATCAATTACTTTTGAACAATTCAAAGAGCAGAGAAGAACTAATAATGCTTATGTAAAAAGCTGGCAATCTCTTCCGGATGCAAGAAAATATTTTGCAACAATGCAACCATCTGTGGATGTAATCAAAAGGGTAATGAACGAAGAAATGGATGTAGAAACAAGGGCTTCCTTTCAGAAATCACAGGATAAAGTACAGAGTTTAATTACAGAAGCGATTGCCGGAAGCCGGGTTGCTTCTATTGAAGATTTTGATACAGAAACTAAAATGGAAGTAAAGGTTTTAGAGAGTAGGATTGAAGAGCTTGAAAAAATTGGGAGACAGTATGTAGATACAAAACATAAATGGAGGCAAACTGCGTCTGATAAAGTCTCTATGGCTGCAGTTATTGATAAAATAATAGAACTCCATAAAACAAAATATGAAATCGAAAGTACTTTTGGGAAAGTGAAACATATATTAGAAACTGTTTCACGTGAAATCTATAACAACAGAAGAATCGGAGGGAACCTTAAAAGTATTCATGAAAGATTGATAGAAAAAATAACAGAATATGAGTCAGACCTTTTTCAGGATCTTTTTTCCGGTAAGCTTCCAAAAGCAAAGATGATAGAACAAGTAAAAAAAGCTATAATGGAAAGTTCTGAACTTGCTGGAGATACAGAACTAGCGGAAGCAATAACAGGATTTGAGAGTGAAATGAAAACCATGGAATCTATTATGGTAGAAACCCTGGATGATACTCTTAAAAAATTTGGTGAGGATAATGAGAAAAAAGCAAAACTACTTAGTAACCTCCTATTAGATAAAGTTCCGAATATAAATAAAGAATCTGCTATGCTTTTAATCAAACTGGTTGAATACAGAGCGAATAAATTAGGTTTATCGTTAGAGGATTTTGCATCTAAATATTTCAATTCAAAACCATTTCGTGGACCTGAGTCTGTTATACAAGGAGTTAAAGCAAATTATGTAACTGCTGACAAAAAGATGTACATGGGTTTCTGGCCGTCATCTACTCTTCCTGTTGTAATCCACGAGTTTGGACATATGTTCCAGGATACTTTAAATAAAGAGGATCAGGTTACATTAGATGAATGGTTAGAAAAAGAAACAGTTATAAGACTCGAAGCTGAGTCAACACTTTATCAGAATGAAATAAATAGATTAATGGAGAAGAAAAATAAAATTACAAAAAACGAAACATCTTATGTTAAGAAATCTATTGAAATAATGAAACGCTATGCTACCATAATAAAAGATTATAGAAATGGGAAAATAACAGAAGATTATAAATATGAAATGAGAGAAACATTTGCTCATTCTTTTCAAGAATATGTTGAAAATAATAAATCCTTTAAGCCATTTTTACAAAATACTTTTAATAAGTTTGTTGTTTTTATTCAAAAAGTATTAGGAAAAGAAGTATTTGAATATACAGGGATGAAAAACAAACTTCCTGATAACATTATAAAATTACTTGATGAACAGTTTTCAGATATTTTAACAACAGAAGATGGAGGTCTTGGGGGATCTTTTGATTTTAAAAATTTAATGGCTGAAGAAAAACTTAATGAGCAATTAGAAGTTTCAGCAGATAAACTATGGAAAAAATCTATAGAAGTAGAAAAAGTAAAGTATTTCAAAAAAATGGTTATAAGCAGGATGCAAAAATCCCTCTCTAATTATTTGAAGATTCAAGGTGAGATATATATGAAATCAATCAATAGCCCTGTTTCTTCTAAGGTTTCACAATCAGTAAAAGATAAAATAGAGGAAATGCAGAAAGCTATAACTTTGGTTTCAGGAGCAGTAAGTACAACAGATATAAATAAAGCAAGAGATTTTGTAAATGAAAAATTATTTCCTGTCGATGATACTTCAGAACTTGGTATTAAAGTTGAAACTGATTACCCAATAGCTTCTAAAAGAGTTGCAGAAATGTTGATGAAAGATTTTAAAATTACATTTGATGCGAATGCGACTGGAATACGTCCTAAATTAAGTATTTCTCAATTGATAGAATTGAAAACAGAAATAGATCTTTTAAGATACCAAGGCCGATTAGAATTTACAGAAGCAAATAAGAATAATTTAATATCAAAAGAAGTTCGTAAATCGGAATTTCTCATCTTTCAAAAAGAAATTTTTAACAGATCAAGTAAAGAAAAAAAACTTTTACACGGTCTCAATTTTGACTCGATGTCTGCTGCTCATTGGGCGGAGGATTTGTTTGGCAAATATGGCAAAAAGATGTTTTTTACCGATAAAAATATAGCTGATAATAATGAAAGGCTTGAGAAAAACAGACGGTCAAAAGAAGTTCTTTCTAAACTAAACCTTACTGAAAAAGAATTAGTAAAAGTAATGTTTGAAGAAAGAGAATTTGAAGGTAAGATGTATCCTGTCCAAAAATTAATGTATTATTATCTCGGGCATACAGATCAGAACATTTATAATTCTTTGGCTAGTGTTAATGCAAATAATGTAAATATAAATCTTTTAGGGAAACCTGGTGTAAAAGTGAATGAAGCAGAAAAAATGCTTACAGAAAAAGAAAAACAGATCGCAAATGTTTTGCAACAGGATCTCGAAAAAGCCTGGACAAGGGCTGCTGCAGTCTATGAAATGTCACCAGAGCATAGAAGACTTGGAAAACTATCGTTTTATCTTCCTAAACCTGTATATGATATGCAACATGAAGTCATGGAAGATGAATTATTTGACAATATGATTCGTGGTACAGATTACACAAAAGAAGGAACTCCAAAATCATTTACTCTTGAAAGAAAAGAAACCCCTAAGGATACAAAATTAGAGATTCAGGATGATTTATGGGATATCTGGCAGAATTATATTCACAAACAGGAACATTATATTGCTCACACTCAATGGGTTCGGGATACGAAAGGATTTATGGCCGATGACACTATAAGAAATACAATTAAAGAAAATTACAATCCCCATTGGGTTGATGGAATTAATGCATATATTGATCACGTCGCCAACCCATCTTCCCTACATGGGGCTACTGGATTTGATAGTATTTTCAGAAAATTAAAACACAATACTGCTATTTCTGCACTCTGGGGGAGATCTACAATAATGGCAAGGCAACTTCCCTCGATTGCAATGTATCTATCTGAAGCAGGAGCAAAAGAATTTGGTTCTGCCATAGTTCAGTTTCAGAATGCATATTATATGGAAGGTGCAAAAGTAAAGAATCATATAGTAGATATGATTATGGAAGTTGACCCAACTTCTATAGATACTAAGACAGGATATGATTTGCTCCATTATAAACCACCAAAAACAAAAATTAGTGGAGCAATTCGTAAAACTCAGGAATTTGGTATGCTTGGTATTTATGCCTTGGATAGGAATGTAAAAGCTACTGGATGGTTATCGATTTATAATAAAAACTTTAATATTGTTGGGCCTGAAAAAGCCATAGAACTTGCAAGAGATTATACTGTACTTTATCAACCTTCCGGGGATAGGACAACTTTGCCAGGAATGTATAATCATAGTGAATTTATGAATCTTGCATTGATGTTTACCCAGCAGCCGACAAAAATTTTCCAATACACACGTAGAGAAGTCCTTCCTAATCTAAACCCATTATCTAAAGACGCCAACAGGCTAAAGGGGTTATATGGAATGATGGCAGTAATGTCTATGAATACAGCTATTTGGGTTCTAACACAAAGAAGAGTTCCTGAAGATTGGAAAGATTGGGCTATCGCTTCTACTATAGGATCAATTGGGACTATTCCTGGAGCTGGTAAGATTATCCAGGATAAACTGCAGGGTAGAACAAGGTATTCACAATCAACAATAGAAACTGGGGTTTCTACTATTTTTGAATTAGCAAATATAAAAAAATGGGAAGGAGCCTTGAATGATCCGGATAAAATGGCTACACAGATAAAAAGAATATCAAAAGGTGCTGGTATTTTGGGTTTTATGTCAGAATTCGTTAATGATATGGTAGACTTCGGAACAACAGGAGATTTCTGGCATGTTTTTGCTGGTGGAGAAAAAGGAGAAAAATAATGTTATCAACAACAACTTCAATTAAAAATTTTGTTTCAGGGGGTAATTTATTTGCAGCTGACTTCAAAGTAATTGATTTGGATACAATCCATGTCCATTTTATTGATGAAGACGGGATTGAGCAGACTGAACTATCTTATGTTGATCCACCAACAGGTAATACAGAATTCAATATAACCGACATCACAGATACGGGGTTTAATGTAAACCTTGGAGCAAACTCTGATGCTAATGGAGTTATTTCAGTAAGAAGAGTTGTTGATGAAGACCAACTCACACACTGGCCTACTGGTGGAGCTTTTCCTGCAATTACTCACGAAAGATCCGCTGATAAAATTACAATGCTTATACAACAGTTATCAGAAGCAGTAAAAAGAGTACTAAGGACACCTTTTTATGAAAGTTCTACTCCTATGATAATTCCTGAACTTAAAGAAAGGAAAGATGGGATAATGGGATTTGATAGTGATGGGAACCCACAGATGCATACTGGTTATCTTCCCAAAATATACTCACCAACATATACATATTCTGCTGATAATATTATTCAATATAATGGACATTTTTTTATTGCTTTACAAGAATCAACTGGAAATATCCCAACAGGAGGGACAGCTGATCTCTATTGGAAAATGTTGCCTTTTGATGGATTAAATTATCAATCAACTGTTCCTTATATGGCTGGTGATATATCTGAATTTGGTGGGATTTTCTTTAAATCTCTTGTTGATGATAATTTAGATCATTTCCCTACTACTTCCGGGACGGATTCTTGGTGGGTAATAGTTCAAACAAATATGAATTGGGCTGCTAATATCAATTTCGTAATTGGAGATATAGTTATATCAAACGGTGCTTTATGGGAATGTTTTGCAGATAATAGGAATGTTACACCAGGATCAAATTCTGCAATATGGAAAATGTTTTTAGATAAAAGGAATAGATGGAATCCTAAAATTAGCTATACACAGAATGATCCTGTTTTCCACAATGGTATTATTTATATTGCTTCAAATTTAAGTGATAATTTAGGAAAAGAACCAGGAGTATCTACTACATTTTGGACAGAAATGAATGTTTATGGTTCAAGATGGGATAATGATGTTGACTATCTAATAAACGATATTACTTCTTACAATGGAACTCTCGTGAGAGCTATTCAGAATAATAAAGGAAAACCTCCTAATATAGAAGCAGGAGGAGACGAGACTTATTGGGAAGTAGTAAAAACGGGTGGAGCTGTTATAGTAGAAGGGGCAGTAGACGATACTGATGCGGTAACTGCCCTCAACTTGGTATATTTCGATACAGACGGAACTCTCTCTATAGGAGATAAAAGTGAACTTTCCAAGAGCATTCTTTCAGGGTTTGCTATTACAGGTGGAGATCCCGATGAAGTTATAGAAGTACAGTCTAAAGGGTTATTAGATGGTTTCACAGGGCTTGTAAAGGGTTCAAGATATTATTTAGGTGAAGCAGGTGGCATAGCACTAAAAGGTGAAATAGAAACTCAAGATTACATAGTACCAGTAGGAGTAGCAAAAAGTAACACTATTATGGATGTTAATATTGGTCTACCAGAACCTACACGTAATCAAGATGATGGAAACCCTGTTGGATCAGAAAAGTTCTTTTCAACTTATAAAGATAGATCAGCTTATGGATATAGGCCTTTTTGTTTCGGTGAAGATGCTTTATTTTCAAAAGCTAATTTCCCAGTTTTATATGCAGAGGTAGGAGATATCTATGAAGCTCAACATATAGCAGCAGGAGATACAGCTTCTGACTCAGATCATTTTTATGGAGTTCCTGTTCCGGGAGCTTATGAAAGAGCTGGTATTCCTGATATAGATTATGCAGCAGGGGATGTTTCAGGTAATGCTTTAATAAATATTACTCATCATATTACAAGAAATGGAACACCTTTTAAACTAATAGGTAATGATGTTCCTGCTCCTTTAGTATCAGGTACAGAATATTTTATTATAATAAATAGTGCAACTTCTATTTCATTTGCAACTACAGAAGCAGAAGCAGTAGAAGGGACAGCTATAACTTTAACAGACTCAGGCTCAGGCACATTCCGACTTACTCAAGAAGGTATTACTTTAGATGATGCTTTTCAGGGGCATGATAGAAATATTGAAGCAGGAGGAGTTAATGGTGTTTTCGTTAGTAGTGTAGCAACTGGAAAAACTAAAAGTGGCTCACGATTTGACACAGATTTAGATCCTGCAAATAATTCTCAATTTATTACAAAAGATTTTATAGCAGACGGCACAAACGGCACACCCCGAGTAATAAACGAAACCCGACCTAAAACAAATATTTCTTTTGGTTATATAAAAGTAGAACATGTTACTACATCAGGAGAACCTATAAGTGCTTTGAGGTATCAATGGGAAGATTTAGATAAGACTTCATGGGAGGCTCAAAATATAACAGTTACTCATAATCTTAACACTGATGTTAAAGACTTAATAATTAAAGTGGAGACAAAATTTGACGGATTTTGGGATTG